GCCAAGAGACGCGGCCCCTACTTGTGAAATCCGCAATTCGCCGGTACTAAAAATATATTGAAGCGTACCGTTGTATGACGCATTATTACCCAGCGTCATGGTGCCATTCGTAACAGTGCTGTCTGAAACGGTCAATCGAGCAATCGGACTATCCGTCCCAATCCCAACATTCCCAGCAACAATCAACCCAGTCGTAGGCGCTGCGGTGGTATAGCCAATAGCAGTATTGCCAGTAACTTGAAGCGTGTTGTTGGTTGAGGTGAAGTTGCCGCCGATGTTGACTTGGCCGGTCGGCGTTATTTGCATTCGTTCTAAACCAGCGGTTTCGTCTCGAAACTGCAATCCGCTGCTCGAATTCGCGGTATATAACGTCCAGATTCGCGCGTTTGTGGTCAGCGCAAGTTGAGCATTTCCAGTGGTTGCCGTACCGCCAAGATTTGCATTGGTGCCGGTAGAACGAATAACGCCAGCTACATCAAACTTTACAGACGGCGTTGCGGTTCCAACCCCAACTCGATCATTCGCAGCGTCAATAACAAACGTATTGCTGTCAAAGTTCAAGCCATTCGGCGTACTGACCGCGCTGGAGTTGATGGTGAACGCATCACCAGACGCATCACCAATCGTTACCCCGCCATTCGCGGCGAAGGCTGAAGAAACAGTAACATTCCCAGTCGTATCCGCCAGCGTCATCGAAGCCGTGCCGTCTTTGGCTTTGATGTTCGTGACTTCGATAGTGGTGAGGTCAAGGGCAGCATTGGAAATCTGCACCTGACCCGTGCCGTTCGGGGCAATGATGATGTTGCCGTTAACACCATCTTCAATCGTGATGCTGCCGGAGTTGGTGCCTGCGTTCGTATTAAGAATCAGGTCGCCCGTGCCGTTGGTCGTGATCGTGGCGTTAGCGTTAGAGTCGCCAATACGAACGGTATCTGCGTCAAGCTGAACGTCGCCCGTGCCGTTGGGAGCGATGACAACGTTGCCGTTAGTATTGGTGGACGACAGCGTATTGCCGTCCAGGGTCAGGTTGTCGACGTTGAAGATCAGCGCAAAGTCGTCCATTTGGACAACATCCGTGCCGTTCACGTAAACATGCATCTTCTTGCCGTTCGGGATCGTCACACCCGTTCCAGCCGAGGTCTTAACCGTGATGCTCTGACTGCCCGTCGTGTTGTTCTGGACGATGTACTGCTTCTGGATCGTCGGAACCACCAGCTCGCGCGTGGCCGATAGGCTTACGCCCGACGTGACGTTCAATACCAACGCCCGTGCCGCCTGGGCCGCATTGGTGTCAGTCAGCGTGATCGTCAGGTTCGCGTCCGAGCTGTAGTTCGGATTGCCATAACCGACAACCGCCTGCTCTAACGCAGTGCCAAGGTTAGTGTTGGTGACCGTGCCCCAGGTTCCGGAGTTCTCCCCGGTGGCCATCAACTCGATCTTAAGATTCGTCGAAAAGGTGCTTGGCATGTTGCACGTCCTCTATGTCGTAACCTGAACCCAGGTCACCGTATTCCCGTCACTCACCGTGACCCAACCCGGAGTCTGCGAATCGTCAACCGCGCTCCACGTCGCAGCATTCGCATCATCTACCGCTGTCCAGATGGCCGTTTGAGCATCGTCCACATTCTGCCAGTTGGGGGTCTGATTGTCATCAATCACTCCCCAGACCAACACCGTGCCGACTACCCCAGTCGCCGAGACCCCAGATACATATACATCTGCATTGGCCGCCGTCGAGACCGATCCTACCTCGCCCGACGCCGACACCCCCGTCACGAATACATTCGTGACTACCTCAACCGTCACCGACCCTACCGCACCGGTGCCCACGACCCCCGTGACATCAACCGCAGCCGATCCAGTAATCGCGACCGACCCAACCGCACCCGCCGCCGAAACACCAGTGACCGAAACGTCCGCATTCGCAGCGACCGTCACCGACCCGACTTCACCCGTTCCTGCAACGCCCGTCAGGCTGACGTTGGCCGTGCCCGTCACAGCCACCGTGCCCACGGCACCAGCGGCCTGTACACCTGTTACCGAAACATCTGCCCCGGCCGTCACCACCACCGAGCCAACTTGCCCGGTGCCGGTAACCCCAGTCACCGAAACATTGGCATCCGCAGCGATCGTGACCGACCCGACCTCGCCCGTCCCAAAGACGCCAGTGGGCAGGACGTTTGCGTCCCCTGTAACCGCAACCGAGCCAACTTCGCCAGACGCGGCAACGCCTGTCACCGAGACATTGGCGTCTGCAGCAACATCGACTTGGCCTACAAAACCTGTCGCGGAGACGCCCGTGACCGAGACGTCTGCATTGCCCGTGACAGCAACAGAACCGACCTCACCGGTCCCCGTGGGCAAAGCCGCAAGGCTCTCGCCCCAGGGATCCTCACCCCAGCCTACGCCAGAGGCATTCCACCCTTGGAATGCAACGGTTGCATCGGACACCGCATTCCTTTAGGCAATCCGGATGATGGCCGACGTGCTATCTGCTGTCGGGAAGATGATCGTGAACGTCCCGTTGGTCGAGGTCTTCGCCCCACCAAAGTCCAGAATACAGACTGAGGGATCGCCAGCCGCGGAGTCGTTGTAGATCATCGCGCCGTACGCCGTGATCGTCGCGCTCGTGAACGACAGATCCGCAAAGTCCGTGAAGGCCGTCGTCCCCGAGCTCGTCGGCGTCACGTTTGTCAACGTGCCACCGCCCGCCGAATACGTGCCCGAGTTCGCAACTTCACCCGAAGCCGTGTACGCAGTGGTCGCCGCCGTGAACGAAGGCGAGTTGTCGTACAGCGCAAGCTTGAAGGTGTTGCCCGTGCTGGTCGTGAAGTTGTGCACAGCCCTCATCAGCTCCACTTTGAAGCTGGTGCACATGAAGTTTCCCGAGAACGCCATAGTTACTCTCCTAGCAGATTGACCAGCTCGGGATGCCCCGCCTCAGTCAGGCGTTGCGCAATCGTCGCGCGGTCCTGTTCAACGGCCTCTTTCAAATAGAAGGCCACCACATGCTTGACGGCATCCTTGAACGCCCGCGCCTGCGCCTGCACGGCCGGATGCGACTGATCACCCACATAAACAATCTTGTCCGCGGCCCGCTGCGCAAGCTCATCCACCGACCACCCACGAAAATCCGTCGTGGCAACGCTCACACTACCAACCAACACAGGCGACGAGACAGTGATCATGGCCCTGGGGACTCCGATTTGATGGGTACGCGGATCATGCCATCACGATACTCATCGCGACGACGGCGACCCTGCTGCTCAAGGCCAAGACCCTGTAGCGCTTCTTTATACGCCTGACGGAAGTAGTTCAACATCTCCGCCGGGCCCTTCGTGTAACTGTACGCCTGCATCAAGCACGCATAAAACAGCGCCTCAGGCGCGTTCGTGCTGATCCAGGTCGTTGTATTGGTCGAAGACAGCTGCGTTGGCCGGTAGATGTACCCCAACTCCACCGCAAACGACGCGTTCGGCGTGGGCGCCACGTAAAACGTGTTCTGATCCCACACCGAGTAGTACTTCGGCACGCCCGTACTCGCCCCGTTCGGCCAGTACTCCTTCATAAACGACGTGTCACGGAAGTCCAGAAAGATCTGATCCGTGCCCGACGTGATCATCATGTAGCGATGCGTCAAAATGTCCGACGGCGCAGACAAAAACTTGTTGCCAGAGGTCAGGTTGCCACTCACCTCAAGCTTAAACACGTCCAAATCAATCTCGCGCAGGATCTGATTCTCTGCAAACGTGATAAACGTGTTGATCACCGAGTCAGAGAACACATTGCTCCCGACGTCAGTGTAGTTCCGAATGCTGGTGACGAGCTCGTTGTAGTTCATGATGTACTCACCGTCACACTGCCAACAAATCCCTGAGCTATCAACGCCTGGCCCACTACATACGGCCGCATGTCATTCGTCCCACGCGCGCTGCCGTAACTCTGAAACGCAGTAAAACCGGGCGCACCAACAAACACGGACACCGGCTCGATGCGATCCGGCCGCGGATCACGCAGCGCGATCGCATCACCACGATAACGCAACGGCTCGAGCTGCGGCTCCTTCGGCTCGTAATCGTCTGGGCAGACCATGAAGCCTTCCCAGTTCTTGCGCAGCGTGTTGTACGGGTAACGTTGCCCGCAAAAATCGCACAGCGCAAGCGAATATTTGCCGGTGGCGTACGCCATCTCAGTATCCTACGTCCGGCACAAACTGCACACTGGCCGTGTCCCGGTCTTCCAGCGCTGCGCGTTGGAAATCTTCCTCGTACATGGCCTTCAACGAGGTGACCCGCTCAGGCGCAAACTTCAGGGACAGGTAATACGCTAGCCCCGATACCAAACAAGGCAAAAACCTGAAGTTTACGTCCGCGGTGTTGGTGTACACCCCTGCATCCTGAATGCGCCGGATGCGGTAGTACACAAATGTGTAGGTCTGATCCGCTGCCGGATAGAAAAACACCTTGGGCGTATTGGTCCGCTGCACGTAAAACTGTGCCGGCCGCGCCTCCGAGGTCTTGTCCGGCACATTCAGCCAGTCCTCCCGGCTGATCCTCTCAATGTAGACGTCCGTGTTGACGCCCTGAGAGTTCTGGCGAATGATCGCCTCCAACACATTGACCGTGTCGCTCGGCAACGTGATCTCGTTGACCCCTTGAGTCAGCGTGTACGTCGCCTGCTCAATGGTCCAGAGGTTCAGTCCCCGATTGGCCCAGTCCAAGAACAGCAAATTGAGCGAGCGACGCGCGGTGTTGAGCTGATAACCGCTCTGCGGCCGCATGCCGCAACGCTCAAATGCCTCTTCGACCAAGTCATCAATCGACAGGTCAAATGTGGTGGTGCCGGAGGTGGCCATTTAGCTGCACATCCCGCCTTTGCGGTAACCCTTCACCATGCCGCCACCCATGTACTTCTTGGCCATGCCACCGCCCATCATGCCCTTGACCTTTTCGCCCATGGCCATGCGCTTGTGCTGATTGACCGCACCGCCCTTCTTCATCATGACAGGGCCAGACTTCATGCTGGGCTCAGAAATCATCCGATTCCGCGGACCACTTTCCACGGCGCCGCCACCACGCGTGGCACATCCCATCCCACGACCGGCCATGATTATTTCCCCTTCTTCATTGCGCGGCCCTTGGCATCGGCCGTTTTGGTCTTCATTGCACGACCCATTTTGTCAGCCATGCCGCCCATTTTCATCTTGCCCACACCATCGGCCGCGAAAGCCGGCACCTTTTTGCCGCCCTTCTTGACCATCTTCATCTTGTTCATCATCGCCTTACCCTGCCTTTCGGATTTCGTCCAACTTGGCCTCTAGCCGGTTGAAACGCTGGTCTACGTGACTCACAAACTTGTCAAATCGATCATCGACCTCGCGCCGAGTCACATGCTCGCGAGCCACTTCTTCCCGAGTCCTGTTCAAGAGTATGCCGAGGCGGTTCAACTCCTCAAACTTGCTCTTCAACACAAACCCCAACGCTGCCACAATCGCCGTTAAGACGATGTTCCAGATCATCATCTCCATGGTTCAACACTTCCACCTGCGTCGAGCCTGCCGAATACGGCTGTTTGGATCCTTAGCCGCCTCTGGATACATCTTCATCTGACCAGCCGAACGCGCGCAAAACGACTTACGACGCTTCGCGCGCGCGGGCGAGGGACTGTCTTCCGTAACTGCCGTCTTCAGCTTGGAACCGGGATTTGCACGGCGATAGGCTTTCACGCCCTTCTCCGTCATCCCAGCACCCGCCTTGGTCGGCCGGAAGTTGCCACTCTTGACCGATGTGGCGATCCCCATGCCCTTGGACTTGGCCATTTACTGCGCCGCCCCGCCGTAGAACAGCAACGTGACACTCGTGACCTCAGCACTGCTTACATCAATGAACACACCCGTGTCGAACAAGATCCCCATGTCCGGCAGGATGATGTCATACGCGCCAGCCGCAGCCGGCGTTGTGATGGTTACCAAGGCTGTGCCACCTGAGGTGGAACCGTTCTTTAGTGCAAAAGAAGCGGCTGTGTTCGTGCACGTGTAATAGATGCCCGCGACGCGGGTGCGGCCCGCGATCGCATGGGCATCAGCGGTCTTAGTGACCGCCTGGATGTTGCTGTTGCTCATGGCCGCCTCCTATTAGCGGGTGGCCGCAGCGAACATGTAGTCGATCGTGGTCTTCCGAGTACCTGTGGCGCTTCCAGACAGAGACATGGCCGCAAGTGCCAGCTCAGTCGTCGGAATGTTGGTGGTGTGCACCGCAACCTGCGTGCCGTCAACGTAGAAGAACACCTGGCCAGTGCCCGAAACCCGGATGCTCAACTTCACATAGGTGTTGTCAACAAGGTCAACACCCGAATCCGTCGAGGTTTCGGTGCCGCCCGATTCGGTCTTGCAAAGAATCGAGGCATTGCCGTCGTCAACTTGGAAGCAAATCCGGTCAGCCGCGGTCAGCATCGCTTCCGGGTTGGTCGCAAAGTTGACAGTCAGTCCAACGCAGATGTCAGTCTGGTCAGCGTCGTTGCACTGGAGCTTGGTTTCAAACCAAATCGTCTTGTCGGCCTGCGCCTTGAAGATTTCATTACCCTGAACCGAAGCACCGTCGTTATCGGTGGTAGCAGCCGAGGTAAGCTCGAGCACACCGTTCAGAACGTCAGCACCGATACCTGCCGAGGCTCCAGAATCCTTGACCACGGTCCAGTCGTTGGTGGAGTCCAGCGCTACACCCGTGAAGTCGTCCATGTAGGTCACGACATCGGTGTCAACGGTGGTGGTGAGATCGGTGCCCCAAGCACCGGTTGCGCCCTTGCCCGAGTATTGAAGCGGGCCAGAGTAATGGGTAGCAGCCATGCTGTCCTCACATGCGAGTTACGGCGCGCCTGTCTGCATGTCGTCAGCCGGGACTGTCAGACGCACCGGAGATGACCCCGGAATGGCTTGACTATACTTGAACTTGTACTAAAGAAAAAGGGGGCCGAAGCCCCCTTTTTCACGGCCTGATTAGGCCCCCGGCGATCCGAAGATGCCGCGCGGATCACTAAAGCCGAAGCTGTAGCGCTCACGAGCTTTGTAACGAACGTTGCCGGTATCGAAGTCGCCCTCGAAACCAGTGCGCAGCGCCACACGCTCAAACATCTTCATGCCGTTCGGCGCATCGGTCTTGATGAACCATGCGTCCGGATCGGTCAGGAAGTTGTTGACCACGTAGCCCTGCGGCACCATGCCCATGTTCCGAACCGCGTTGATGTCGTTGTCGGCCGTACCAACACGAAGCGTGGACTTCATGATGCGGTCAGCAGTAAACATCAGCTCTTTCGGGATGATGAGCTTCAGGCCCTGAACAGCGATCTTCAGGCCACGCTCATCGGTGAACGCAGCGATGTCGATCAGCGCCTGCTCGAGCGACGTCTCCGACAGATCGGCGGGAACAGCCAGCTCGTTTTTCAGGTCCGGTCCGCCCAGAGTCGGGTGATCCAGAGCGCACAGGGGCTTGCCGTCACCGCCCAGCGAGGTGGTGAACGCGCCGTTCAGAACCGCAGCGGCCTTGATCTGCTTGGTCTGAGCCATCGAACGGGCCAGCGCCTTGGTGTAACGCGCCGACAGACGGTCGTAGAGGTTGTCCTCAACGGCCTCTTCAGTCAGCGAGAACGCCAGAGCAATGGTCTCGTGCGTGTAGCGAGCGGTGTAGACCTCTTGCGCCTGGTCGTAAGCGACACCAGCGCCTTCAGTCTTAACCGGGGCCTCGCCGAAGCCCGATTCCATGACCTCTTCCTCGAACGCACGATCCGAGCTCTCGATTGAGTAGATCTCGGTGTGCTGGTTCTCGTAGTTCTTGTACTCAAGGCCAAACAGAGCGTTGAGGCCAGGCTCAAGCTCTTTGACCAGTTGTGCACGTGAAATTGCCATGATTAAACTCCTTGTCCGGCAACACCGGCACTACCGTACAGGTGTTCGTTGATCTTGACGACTACCACGGCATTCGTACCAAACTCGTTGCCAGGGACATC